GCTTTAAACAAAGCATTGAGATTAGGATTGAATCCTGCTACAATTAGGGGTATAAGCAGGTTTGCGGGTTTACCGGGACTTGCTATAAGTACAGCTATGACTGCATATGACCAGTATCAAAAATACAAAGATGGAGAGGGATTCATCTTTAACCTATTAAACCAAAAGGGAACCGAATAGATGGCCACGATAGATAAACCACTTCCAAACGTTTCAGAAACTGTAATTGAAGTTCCAAAACAAGAAGAATTAGTTGAAGCAAGAGAAGAGATCACTGAAAAGAAAAATCAAAAAGGTAATGTAGAAGTTACTATGGATGAAGAGGGTGGTGCAGAAATTGCATTTGACCCTAGTGCGATTACTGAAGAAGGTGGTCAAGATCATTTTGAAAACCTAGCAGACTTTTTAGGAGATGACGTTTTAGAACCATTAGGTGCTAAAATGGTAGATCACTATAACGAATACAAAGAATCACGTGGTGATTGGGAAGATACTTATAAAAACGGTTTAGATCTTTTAGGATTTAAATACGAAAGAAGAACAGAACCTTTCAGAGGTGCATCCGGTGTTAATCACCCTGTACTTGCTGAAGCGGTTACACAATTTCAAGCGCAAGCTTACAAAGAATTATTACCAGCTGATGGTCCGGTTAGAACTCAAATTTTAGGAGCAGTAGATACTGCTAAAGAAGAACAGTCTAAACGTGTTAAAGATTTTATGAACTATCAGATTATGGATCAAATGAAAGAATATGAACCAGAGTTTGATCAAATGCTTTTTTACCTCCCTCTATCCGGTTCTACTTTTAAGAAAGTTTACTATGACGATCTTTTAGGTAGAGCCGTTTCAAAGTTTGTACCTGCGGATGATTTAATTGTTCCGTACTCTGCAAATAGTTTAGAAGATGCAGAGGCAGTAATTCACGTAATAAAAATTTCTGAAAACGATTTAAGAAAACAACAAGTAGCAGGATTTTATAGAGATGTAGAATTAGGATCACCACCTGTTGTAGAAAATGAATTACAAGATAAAAAATTAGAACTTGAAGGAATTGCTAAAGATGGTCAAGAAGATCAATATACTTTGTATGAAATTCACACTAATTTAGATTTAGAAGGTTACGAAGATATGGGAGAAGATGGTGAGCCTACAGGAATTAAACTTCCTTATGTTATAACTGTATCTCAAGCAGGAAATAAAGTTTTATCTATTAGAAGAAATTATGCTGCAGAAGATCCATTAAGAAAAAAAGTAAATTACTTTGTACAATTTAAATTTTTACCTGGAACTGGTTTCTATGGTTTTGGTTTAATCCATATGATTGGTGGTTTAACTAGAACTGCAACAGCAGCATTAAGACAACTTCTTGATGCAGGAACTTTAGCAAACTTACCAGCAGGATTTAAGTCTCGTGGTATTAGAGTTAGAGATGATGCACAACCATTACAACCTGGTGAGTTTAGAGATGTGGATGCTCCTGGCGGAAACATCAAAGATCAGTTTATGACTTTACCTTTCAAAGGACCCGATGCAACATTATTACAATTAATGGGTGTTGTAGTTTCTGCAGGTCAAAGATTTGCAGCAATCGCTGATATGCAAGTTGGAGATATGAATCAACAAGCTGCAGTTGGAACTACAGTTGCATTACTAGAACGTGGTTCAAGAGTAATGTCCGCAATCCACAAAAGACTATACGTTGGTCTTAAACAAGAATTTAAATTATTAGCAGAAGTATTTAAAACATACTTACCACCGGTGTATCCATACGATGTACCAGGTGCAAGACGTGAAATTAAAGTACAAGATTTTGATGACAGAATAGATATATTACCTGTAGCAGATCCAAACATCTTCTCACAGACGCAAAGAATCTCACTGGCACAAAGTCAATTACAACTGGCGCAATCAAATCCTCGTATGCATAATTTATACCAAGCGTATAGATCTATGTATGATGCGCTGGGTGTGAAAAATGTAAATGCAATCTTGCCTCCGCCTGCTCCACCACAACCAATGGACCCGGCATTAGAAAATTTAATGGCAATTAATGGAAAACCATTTCAAGCATTTCCAGGACAAGACCACAAAGCACACATTGATGCGCATTTAAGTTTTATGTCTATCTCTATGGTGCAAAATAATCCTGCAGCAATGATGAGTTTACAAAAAAATATACTTGAACACATTTCATTTATGGCACAAGAACAAATTCAATTAGAATTTGTAGAAGAAATACAAGAAATGCAAATGATGCAACAACAAATGGCACCAATGATGCAAAATCCACAGATGATGCAACAGAATCCACAAATAATGCAGATGCAACAACGTATTCAACAGCTAACACAAACTATTGAATCAAGAAAAGCGAAGTTAATTGCAGAAATGATGATAGATTACGCTAAAGAAGAAGACAAAATTAGTTCTGAAGTAGGTGGTGATCCATTATTAAAACTAAAATCACGTGAATTAGACATAAAAGCTAAAAACGATCAAGAACAAGCGGCGAATAGAGAAGCAAGATTGGATTTAGACACTATGAAAGCGATGATGAACGACCAACAACACGATGAAAAGCTAGAACAAAACGAAGAACTAGCTGGACTACGTGCAGGAGTCTCTTTGGCTAAACAAACAATGGCTGATCAAAGTAAGATTCACGATTTCGGTAGAAATTTTAATAAAAAATAGATATAACCTACAACTTAAGGAGTTAACTATGGTTAAAAATAGAAAAAATGGTAAAGACAACGTAAAAGTTGTACCTGAACTTGGTGCTAACGCAAAAGGCGAGCAACAAGGTGGGATTTCAGTTGAAATGACTGATCCATTTACATCACAAACAGTAGATGTAAGAGGTACGAAGCGTATGCGACCAGATAAAAAACCTGTAAAAGCAACTTGGTACTAGTATGTGGTTATCAGCAATTAAATTAGCTGTCTCTGCTGGTAGTAAAATTTATGCTAACAAGCAGAAGGCAAAAGTCGCGATGTCTGATGCTCAACTGTTGCACGCAGAACGACAAGCCCGAGGTGAGGAAGCTTACCAAGGCAAGTTGTTAGAGGCACGTCAAAACGATTATAAGGACGAATTTGTCCTTGTAATTTTGTCGGCGCCAATAATTGTGCTCGCGTGGGGAGTCTTCTCGGAGGATCCTGGCGCTCTCGATAAAGTGAAAACTTTCTTCGAACATTTCGCGGCACTCCCGACTTGGTTCAGTACCCTTTGGATTTTAGTCGTCGGATCAATTTTTGGAATTAAGGGTACACAAATCTTTAAAAACGGAGGGAAAAAATAATGCCAAATAGAAGATTTAACACACAAGTAGCTCAACCACTTAAAACAGGTGGCAGAGTTAAAAAAATGGGTGGCGGAATGTCTACTAGAAGAAGAGATATGAAGTCAGGTTATTACCCAGATGATATGGGTATGAAAGGTGGAGCAATGTATAAAAAAGGTGGATCTGTTAAAAAGAAAAAACAGGGCTACAAAGATAGAAAAGATGAATCTATTGCAATGAGAATCAGAAAGAAAAGAACTAAAAAGCAATTAAAAGATTCAAGAGATGAGTCTTATGGTAAGTTTGGTTCTAAAGCTAAAAAATCAGGAAAGATAAATAAGTAATGAGAAAAAACTTAAAAAAAGTCCCTTCTGGTAAAAAAGGAAAGGGTCTAAAAAAACTTCCTAAACAAGTCCGAAACAAAATGGGCTTTATGAAAAAAGGTGGCAAAGTTAAGTAATGGCTAAACTATGTCCAGCCGGTAAAGCTGCTGCAAAGAAAAAATTTGCAGTTTACCCGAGCGCGTATGCAAATATTTGGGCATCCAAATATTGCAAAGGCAAAGTAGGTAGAAAGAAAAAAGCTGACGGCGGATCTATAAATAAAATTTCACAATCTAGAAAAGCAGTATCGAGTTATGCACAAGGTGGTATTGCTAAAGGTTGTGGAGGCATTATGAAAAACAGACGTAAAGTAACTAAAGTTGTTTAATGAGTGGTTTAAAAAAATGGTTAGACGAAAAGTGGGTCGATATTGGGGCTCCGAAGAAAAACGGGAAGTATCAACCTTGCGGGAGAAGCAAAGGCTCAAAGAGAGCTTATCCGAAATGCGTACCCCTTGCAAAAGCCACACGAATGACAAAGTCGCAAAAGGCGAGTGCTGTCAAACGAAAACGAGCGGTATCTAATAAAGGACCTAAACCAACTAATGTTGCAACATTCGCTAAAAAGAAAGACGGTGGTATGATAAAACAAGCTCAAAGAAATTACGATGGTAGTTATATTTCTGGAAGTTTAGGTGGTGTTGAAGTTTCAAATCCAAGTTTAAGAAAATATTATAAGGGGATGTTGTAATGAGAAAACAAGACAATATGCCTGCAAGAAATAAAAAAAACTTTAGATCTACAAAGTCTGGAGCAGGTATGACACGAGCCGGTGTCGCTGCCTATAGAAGAAAAAATCCCGGTTCTAAATTAAAAACAGCTGTGACTGGTAAAGTTAAAAAAGGGTCCGCTGCCGCTAAAAGGCGAAAATCATACTGCGCAAGAAGTGCAGGTCAAATGAAAAAATTTCCTAAAGCTGCGGCCAATCCAAATTCGAGACTTCGACAGGCACGTAGAAGATGGAAATGCTAGATAGATTAATTTACAGATTCTGTGGTTTTTTAGACGATGCTATTGCATTTGTTGAAACCTATGTTATTAAAATGACTGAATGGTGTTGGCAATCAAGAGTTAAACTTTTAAATAAAAAAAGAAAAAGAAAAAAATGAGAACAGCTATAATAGATGCATTAGAAGCTAGGTATGAAGCTCAAATTCTTGAAGCAGACGCTACACTTAAAATTTATTTAGAAAATTCTGTAGGTATTGGAGAACACCCACAACACATAGATGAAATAGATAAATTAATAGAAAAAATTGCAGCAGCTGAAGAGAAAATAAAAGTGTTGCAACAATTCAAACTATAAGGAGAGAAGATGGAAGACTTAATGTTAATAGATAAACTTAAAAAAAGAATCAACGCTACTGTTCAACAAATTGGAGATTCGATGATGAGTGGTGGGGTTGACAGTATGGAAAAATATAAGTATATGCTTGGACAGGCACACGCCTATCAATTAATTATACAGGAAATCTCTAACCTGCTAGAACCAAAGGAGCAAAAAAATGAGCAAGGAAACGTTATCGACCTCGGAAAAGGAAGTACCAAAAATTAAACTTGGACTTCAAGATAAATACGACGCAGAAAAAAAAGAAGAGCCTCACGCAAAAAGATTAGATCCAGATAATATAGACACGGTTGGTGAATTACCTGAACCGGTTGGATACAGAATTTTAGTTTTACCTTTTACACCAAAAGAAAAAACTAAAGGTGGAATTTTATTCTCTCAAGAACAATTAGACAAAGCAAGAATCGCAACTACTTGTGGTTATGTTTTAAAAATGGGAGATCTTGCATACGCGGATAAAGAAAAATTTAATAAGCCGTGGTGCAAAGTAGGAGATTGGGTAATGTTTGCCAGATACGCTGGTTCACGTTTACCGATTGAAGGTGGAGAAGTGCGAATACTAAACGATGATGAAGTGTTAGGGACCATAAAAGATCCTGAATCAGTTCTTCATTACATTTAACAACATAGGAAGGAAACTATGCCAACAGAGAACGAAAACAAAGTAGAAAGTCTTATTGACGTCGGCGAAGCAGAAGGAGCTGAAATTAATTTAGACCAAAAAGGTGAACCTGAAAAAGTTGAAGCACCCACTGAAGAGAAAATAGAAATAGAGCAAGTCCCTCAAGATAAAACTTATGAAAATGAGAGAGAGACTAAACTTGAAAAAAAAGAAGATAAAGACGAAGTAAAAGAATATAGCGAAGGCGTTCAAAAACGTATTGCTAAACTTACTCGTAAAATGCGAGAAGCTGAAAGACAAAAAGAAGAAGCTATTGCTTTTGCAGAAGCAACTAACAGACAAAAGAGTGATCTAGAAGGAAGACTATCTAAATTAGATAAATCTTATACTTCAGAATTTGAGACAAGAGTTAAAACAAATATGGCAGCAGCAAGACAAGCTCTTAAAACTGCTATTGAGTCTCAAGATGTTGAAGGACAGATTGCAGCTCAAGAACAAATTGCAAATCTAACTATGGATGGTGCTAGATTAAATGCGATGAAAGCCGCTGAAGCAGCTAAATCACAGCAAAAAGAGGTTAATGTAACACCTCAACAAACAAGAGCACCTGCTCAATCTGACCCTATGGCAGAAGCCTGGGCATCAGAAAATGCTTGGTTTGGTAATGATTCAGCTATGACTTACACAGCTTTTGATATACACAAACAATTAGTAGAAAAAGAAGGTTTTGATCCAAAAACTAAAGAATATTATGATGAAGTTGACGCTAGAATTAGGGTTGAGTTTCCGCATAAATTTGATAAAGTAGATGGCAATACTACAGAAAGAGCCAAACCGGTTCAGAATGTAGCTTCAGCTAAACGTTCAGCTTCAACAGGACGCAAAAATAAAACTGTGAGACTCACGCCATCACAGGTAGCAATTGCTAAAAGATTAGGTGTGCCACTAGAAGAATATGCGAAACAATTAAATATCACGGAAGGAGTATAGGCATATGGAAAACGAAAAAATAAAAACTTCACGTGCGAGTCAAACTAGAGACAAAATAGAAGTCAAAAAAGTATGGACTCCACCCAACTCACTTGATGCACCACCAGCGCCAACTGGATACAGACATCAATGGATACGTGCCGAAATACTCGGCGCATCAGATGCTAAAAATGTAGCATCATCTTTGAGAGAAGGATGGGAATTGGTGAGAGCCGATCAATATCCTGACTCACAATATCCAGAGATGACAGAAGGCAGATACGCTGGAGTTATTGGAGTGGGAGGCCTATTGCTGGCTAGGATACCCGAAGAGATTGCGCTTCAAATAGACGAGTACTATAAAAAACAGAACGAAGCTAAAGAAGAAGCAGTAGAGAACAATCTTATGAAGGAACAGCACCCAAGTATGAAATTCAGTAATGAATCTAATACTCGTGTAACCTTCGGTGGTACAAAGAAAAGCTAATTATTTAGTAATTCCTACCCAACGAATAATATAAACCGTACCGGAGGCCTTTCGAGGCAGGTACATAAAAAGGAAAACAACTATGGCAAACCAAACAGAAGGTTTTGGATTTAGACAAGCCCCTACATTAGGATCAACTCCTGCTACAGGCGGTCAAGCTGAATACAAAATCAAATCAGGTTTGGGTGTTGGAATATTCCAAAACGACCCCGTTTCACCACAGCACACTGCTGGTGATGACGGATATCTTCAAGATACTACAGCCGCTACAATGGATGATGGTATCACTGGAGGAACAGGTTGGGCGAATACTACATCTAACATCCAAAAACTAATCGGTGTTTTCAACGGAGCTTTTTACATAAACGCTTCTACGAAAAAACCAACGTTCGCAAACCACGTTTTAGCTAGTACTACGTTCGCTACGGACTACAATACTGGATCTAACGATGGAATCGGTTTCGTAAACGATAATCCAATGCAGGAATATACTGTAAAAGCTGATGCTGCGGTAACGCAAGCAATGCTTCTTTCAACAGATACATTCAACTCAACTGCAGGAGCAACTGGCGCATCTGGTACAGATCAGTACGAAGGACAATCTTTAGTTAAACTAAATATTGCTTCTGAAGCTGCAAGTACTGGTGCTTTCAGAATCGTAAGAACTGCGAATGATCCAGCAAACAACGACAACACAGTGGCAAACTCTAACGTAATCGTTCAGATGTTCCCTGCTTCTGCTGTCGGTAACTAGTCATAATAGGAGTATAAAACAATGGCAATATCAAGAGCACAACTAGTTAAAGAACTAGAGCCAGGTTTGAATGCACTATTCGGCTTGGAATACAAACAATACGGCGAGCAGTGGACTGAAATTTTCGACACTGAATCATCAGACAGAGCTTTCGAAGAGGAAGTAATGTTAGCTGGTTTCGCAAACGCAGCAGTTAAAGCTGAAGGCCAAGGCGTTCAGTTCGACCAAGCGCAAGAAACTTTCACAGCTCGTTACACTAACGAAACGATTGCATTAGCATTCGCTATTACAGAAGAAGCTATCGAAGATAACTTGTATGACAGACTTGCGTCTAGATATACAAAAGCTTTAGCAAGATCTATGGCGTCTACTAAAAATATCAAAGGTGCAGCGGTACTTAACAATGCATTTGACAGTAACTTTGCTGGTGGAGATGGTAAGGAGCTTTGTGCTACTGACCACCCTACATTAGCAGGTGACTTGGCAAATGAATTAGCAACACCAGCTGAACTTAATGAAACTTCATTAGAACAGTCGTTGATTGACATCGCGGCTTTCACTGATGAAAGAGGCCTAAAAATTGCGGCGCAAGGAGTTAAATTAGTAATTCCTTCAGCTCTTCAATTTACTGCTGACAGACTTATGAATTCTGCAGGCAGAACAGGTACAGCTGATAACGACATTAACGCAATCAGAAATATGGGAATGATCTCTGGTGGTTACACAGTAAATAATTACTTAACTGCTAATAAGAAATTCTTCATTAAAACTGATGTGCCTAATGGTCTGAAGCATTTCAATAGATCACCTATCAAAACTTCAATGGAAGGTGACTTTGATACAGGCAACGTTAGATACAAAGCGAGAGAAAGATATGTATTTGGATTCTCTGATCCAAGAGGTATCTTTGGTTCAAACGCAACGTAATCAATAAAATATTTAGGGGCCGATCACAATTCGGCCCCTTTTTTTATATAAGGTGTAAAAATGAAGAAATTCCTAGTAAATATATGGGCTTATGATTACCACGGCAAGTTTGAAGTGGAATCACAAGACAATCCAACCTCAATGGAAAACGCAATAGTTGACAAACTAGGAGAAAATGATATAAAATGGGAATATCTTGGATCATCTTATGATGACCGAGTAAACAGAATAACCTATGAGGAGGTTACTTATGATACAAGACCTATACAAACAAAAAAGGTCCTTGGAGTTGAAGTGGGAACAGGAGCATCTATCTAACAATAGATACACTCTTGAGATGGTGAGAATTGATGATAAAGTAAAAGAAATCATCACTAAAATTAAGTTAGAAGAAGCAGCCATTGCTCACAGACAGAACGCTGTTGAAGGTTCTGCTCCACAAGTTTCAGTAGCAACTTAATAAAAAGCTACATCGTTGAAAAATCATTTCACACTACAGGCTCTCTTGCGCTCTACTAAAAACTAGTATATATTCTAACCACTATACATTAAATAAATGATGAATACTGACGCGTATAGTCGACAACCCTAGAGGACAGTATTCAGATATCTAGGAGGAT